TGGGGTCACGTCGGCCGCGACGATCCGGACCGTGGCCTCCATGCCGCGAGGGAAGAAGTCGTCCTCGATTACCGCGACCGCGTCATCGCCGATGGACCACTCGCCCACGGTCGGCGCCATGTCCCCGCGGACGATGAAGTGGGGCGTCGCGAGAGGCCTCGCGCTGATGCTCTGCTGGGAGTCTGCATGGTCCTGGAGGGTGTCCAGTTCGGACACACCCGACCACTGGTGCTCGGACTCCAGCAGAAGGAAACCTCCGCCGTCCACGGTGTACGCGTCGACGTCCTCGGACACGGCGATCGGCGTGCCTTCGGCTGTGCCGTCGCCGGTCGCGAACTCCCTGGTGATCATCCCGGAGCCGTCGCGTGCCCAGGTGTAGTCGACCAGGTTCGCCCCGTACTCGAACACGTGCGGGCTGCCCTGGACACCGAGGAGCGGCTCGCCCTGCAGTAGCCGGCGGATCGGTCGGCCCATGGCGTCCACACCGACGACGTCGAACAGCAGGTCCGGCCCGTCGAGCGTGTTGGCCAGGTTCCGGAGCGCTTGGCCCACCGTCGACAGGTCGAAGCCGTCGTACTCGCGGTCGCGGTCGATGCCGCTGGAGAGCGTGCCGTCCAGTTCGATGCCGATGTCGCCGCCCGTGTGCGCCTGCGCCAGTTCGACGAGGTCTCGGGCGATCTGCAGTTGCTCGACGGCGGCGAACGTGACGCCCTGGGTGGCGATGTAGTCGCCGCTGGGGGCGACCTTGTTGCCGTAACTACCGTCGACGAGCGCCAGCACCGGCAGCACCATCCGGTGGTCGAAGTACGACCAGTAGTCCCCGGCGCCGATCTGCACGACGCCGTTCGCGCTGGAGTAGTTCGACGTCCAGATGATGCCGCCCCACACTGGGCGCTCGTCGCGGTAGACGGTGAGGGTCCGCTTCGCGGGCATCGTCCAGTCGTACGGGTCTTCGACCGCCCGCTGTGGCGTGAGCCGCGGCTCGACGACGAAGCTCCCGGAGAGCACCCCGCTGTCGTTGAGCTTCTTGCCGTACCGGACCCCGTTGAGCGGGAGGTCCCCGAGCACGTTGCCGGTGCTGAGGTCGGCGACCTCGTACCGGTAGAGCGGGAGCACCACGTCTGCCCCCGATCAGGTCGCCTTGGGCCCGACGTGGCGGATGGTGACGGACGTCGGCGAGGAGGGCAGGTCGAACGCCAGGGTCGCGGTCGCGGACTGGTAGGCGTAGATGGACACGGTGTCGCCGACGCTGAAGTCCTGCTCAACCGTGACCGACGCGGACCAAGGCGCCGTGCCGCCGGTGTAGGCGCTGCTGGTCCCGTACACCGTGCCGAGCCCACTGGAGGCGATCGTCAGCGCGCGTTCAGCGGCGACCCCTCCAACGAACCGCGCGTTCGCGACCCACTCGTAGGCACCCGCGCGGGCGCACGTGAACACCGTGCCGCCCGACACTGTCGAGGTAGTCCAGTCAGCCGAGGTGAAGCTGCTGCTGTTGAAGTCGATCCGCTGCTGCACGCCGCTGGCCGGTGCCTGCGCGGTGCCGGACTGGAAGTACCGGGCGCGGTGGCGCGTAGCCGAGGTGATACCACCGGCTGCGTAGCTGTCCAGCCAGCCCGATCCGGTGTACCGGTAGACCATGTTGTCTGTGGACAGCAGCGCCAACTGCCCCGCCACTGGGTGGGTGATGTCGGCCAGTGCCGCAGTGACAACCAACCCTTGGACCCGCCACGCCGTGCCGTCGTGGACCTCGATCCACTTCTTGTCGATCCGCCAGATCGGCATGCCGGGGTACGGAGTCAGCGTGGCCCGGTCGGCGGTGTCCTTGATCGGCAGGAGCCCGCCGAGGGCGACAAACCAGCTCGGCCGCAGGTCGTCAATCATCGCGGTCGTCACTGTGGTCGCGTTCGCGGTGATGCGGAGGCGGGCCAGCGGAATGTAGTCCGGGATGGCTGCGAGCAGCGCGGTTGGGTCGCCAGCGCCCGGTGTGCCGATGACCTCGACGACCTCAAACTTGGTGGAACCGTCGCTGTAGTAGGTGTCGCTCTGGCGGCCGATGATGATGTGGTTGCGCTGCTGCGACCCGTGCGCAGGGGTGGTGCCGAGGATGTTCATCGTCTTGTCGGCGTCCAGGGTCGCCACGTACTCGCCGAACCCGCGCGTCGCGGTCAGCACGGCCGCGAACTTCTCGACCTTGATGTTCACGTCGGGCGTGCCGGACGCGGTCACCAGTCCGGGGCTGCCCGTGCTGGGCCTCAGCCCTTGCCGGGCACGCAGCACGCTCGTGCCCGGCACGAGCAGCGCGGTCGTGCCCACCCTCGCGTCCTCGGCGTTGAGCACTCGGGTGGCGCCGTTCATCGTCCACAGCGAATCGCGCTCTGCCACGTCGCCCCCTTCAGTGTTTGGCCGACCGCCACCACGCGGTCAGCGTGGTGTCGGCGTTGTAGTTGGATGCGTCCTGGACGGCGTAGCGGATCTCGGTCGGCACGCCGGGCAGCAGCGGCGTCCACTCCTTGGTCCACAGCTGGGACTTCACGTTCACGCCGGTCGTGGCGGACGCGAGCATGACCTCCACGGTGCGCAGCGACGGCTGGGTGGAGATCACGACCTTCTGCCCGGCCGCCACCGCGAACGTCGGAGCGAACCGCAACTGCCGGTCGCCGGGGAACGAGATCAGCGGACCAACGACCGGGCCGAGGATCTCCAGCCGTGGCCACGTGGGCACGTGCCCCAGCGCGGTCGCGATCAGGCGCCCGCCGGTGACCCCGGTCCCGAAGTCCAGGCCTCCGCTGCCGAAGTCCAGGCCGCCGCTGGAGAAGTCCAGGCCGCCGCCCGCGGGTGTTGCCAGGCGGGTGGACTCGGACTGTTCGTCGACCAGGTAGAGCCGCGGGTCGGTGGCTTCCCACTGGAGCGACCCGTGTGCGCGGCCGAGCCCATAGTGGCGGCCGGTGGGGATGATGCGGCGGGTGCAGCGGGCCCACGCGAGCAGCGACTCGCCGTCCAGGCGGATGACGAGCGGCTCCTCGACCGGGTCCTCGGTCGGGGCGGTGATCCGCCGCAGCTCATCCATCGCGGTCTGGAACGCGCCGAGCCCCGCGGCCCGCGACTTGTAGTTCCAGGTGACGATCCGGTCGGTGGACACCTTCCGTCCAGGGAAGCTGCCGTGGAAGCCGCTCAGCGGGGCGTTGCTGCCCCGCTGAGCGGGTAGGTCGAACCAGCCGGTCAGCTCGTCCCAGCCGTACGGGGACGACCTGCCGAGGATGGTGCCGCGCCACTCGATCTGGCCGTCAGCAGTGAGCAGGTCCCCCGCGGCCACGTCTCACCCCCCGCCCTTGGACTTCCACTGCAGTTCGGTGGCGATCTCGTCCGGGGTCTGCGCCGGGGTGGCGTAGAAGGCGCCGATGCTCACCAGCGGCCGGTCGCCACCCGCGGTGCCGAACTGGCCACCGGCAGGGCCGCCGTCCTGTCCGCTCGCGGTGATGTCCATCGGCGGTGGGGTGAGGGTGGCCGTCATCGCCCCGGCGACGCTGAGCCGGTCGCCGAGCTTGGAGACGTACCCGAACAGCTCGGACTCTTGGCTCTTGAGCCCGCCGAGCAGGCCTTGCATGATCGCCTGCCCGGCCGGGATCAGCAGCTTCCGGTCGTACGGCAGCGGGCCCTTGAGTTGGGCGATCTTGCCCGCGATGCCGCTGACGTAGTCCATCACCTGCTGAGCGCCAGCCTTGATGCCGTTGAGCAGGCCCTCGATGATCGCCTTGCCCGCAGACCACAGCAGGCTGCCGAGCCCGGACAGGGCAGAACCGATGCGCTGCGGGATGCTCCCGACCCAGTCCACCAGTTCGTTGGCCTTCTCCGACATCGCGTCCTTCGCCTGCTGCCACGACGTCCGTGCCCAGTTCGCCAGGTCTCCCGCGAGAGACCGGACACCGTCCCGGATGCGCCCTGGCAACCCGGCGGCCCACGACACGATCTCGGAGCCCTTCTGCGAGGCGGTGTCCTTCGCGTTCTGCCACGCCTCGGACGCCCACTGACCCGCCGAGGCGATGAACCCTCTCACCGCGTCGTAGATACGCCCCGGCAACGCCTGT